CCCGGGAATCATCATCGACATGCCTCGTTGTTAAATCCAGCCCGAGGGCCTGACCATACAACACACAGCACCCCGACTATATCGGAGGTGAGAGTATGTATCGAATGGACAAACTCACTACAGGAATTGCCTACGGCACATCGGCTGGCAATGCGGGATTCTGGATGCTGCAACTACTCGATAAAGTGTCCCCGTCCCAGTGGGCTGCCATTGGTGTATTAGGCAGCCTTGTTTTTGGCTTGCTGACATACCTGACGAATCTGTATTTCAAAATCAAAGAGGATCGGCGTAAGGCCGCGAGAGGTGAATAATGTCCCCTGCATTGCGAAACAGCGTACTTGCCGCTGTTGGTGGTGGAGCCATCGCGATAGCTTCGGCTTTGATCACCGGTCCGACTGGCAATGACGGTCTTGAAGGCGTGCGATATAAGCCATATCGTGATGTGGTTGGCATCCAGACTGTTTGTTATGGTCACACCGGCAAAGACATCATGCTCGGCAAGACTTACACAGAAGCTGAGTGTAAGGTGCTACTCAGCAAAGACCTGAACACGGTCGCCAGGCAGATTAACCCGTATATCAAAGTACCGATCCCCGAAACTACTCGCGGGGCGCTTTACTCGTTCGTCTACAACGTAGGCTCTGGAAACTTTAAGACTTCAACGCTCCTGTACAAAATCAACCAGGGCGATATCAAAGGCGCGTGCGAGCAGTTAAGGCGCTGGAATAAAGCTGGTGGAGTTGTCTGGAAAGGACTTATCACCCGACGCGAGATTGAGCGCGAAGTGTGTCTCTGGGGGCAAAAATGAGGGCGGCATTACTGGTAGCAATATTCCTTCTGTCGGCCTGTGACAGTGGCCCTGAGCCAGCAAAATCAACGATGGCTGTGTCTTCTCAGCTTTCTTCTGATGCAGACCGCATTAAGGTAACCAAAATGTCAGAGTTCAGGGACACCCTGGCTTACGATAACTGGCGCGGCGTATACCTCATTCAGGACAAGCAAACTGGGAAGGAATACATCGGCATAAGCGGTATTGGCATTTCAGAGGTCGGGGCGCATACGCAACTCGTAGGCAAAGTACAGCAATCCGTAGGGGATGAGCGATGAACCGCTTAACCGCCATTATCAGTGCGGGGGTCGTCTGCCTCATCGTCTCGCTTGGCTGGGCCGTTAACCACTACCGCGACAACGCCGTCACCTATAAAGACCAGCTCGATAAAGCCACTGAGAAACTTGCCCTGGCGAACGGCACCATCAAAGACATGCAGACCCGCCAGCGTGATGTCGCTGCGCTGGATGCCAAATACACCGGAGAACTGGCTGATGCCAAAGCTCAGAACGATGCTCTTCAGCGCAAGCTTGATAATGGTGGTCGGGTGCGCGTCAAAGGAAAGTGTCCAGTGCCTGCAACAACCGAAACCGCCAGCACCTCCCGCGTGGACGATGATGCCACCGTCGAACTCTCTCCAGTTGCTGGACGAAACGTTCTCGGTATCCGAGAAGGAATCATTAACGACCAAACAGCATTGAAAACGCTGCAGGAATACATCAACACGCAGTGCCTAAGGTAGAGCTCCGGGGAAATTCTTTACTATGTACTGAAGATAAATCACATTGTTTTAGAGTCGCTTTGGGTAATATAACCTATTATTTATAATAGGTTTGTGATGCTCAAGGAGCGATAAAATGAAAAATGAACAGTTGGTCCGTAAAGCCGAGGAAGATATTTCTGCCCTCATTACGAAAAAGATAGCGGAGCTAAAAAAGAAAACAGGCAAAGAGGTATCTGAGATCGTGTTTGTTCCACGTGAGATAATGGCCGGTCTTGATGGATACGAAGTAAAAATTAAGTTGATATAAAAGCGAGTCGGCGTAGTTGTATCTTTTGTGTCCAATCAAAGGCCTGTTGCACCATTAAGTTTTGGTCAAAAAATGTGCAATTCATGGTACAATGAGGCCCATTCACAAAAGGCCAACCACCATGTCGTTCTTCGATTATGCAATGCAGCGTGTTGGGCTTGTCGCCAATATGACTGTCACGTGTCCAATATGTGGACATAAATCAATTCAGTCGACCACTAAGGTACGCCAGCAACAGGCGTTACTTTGTCCTGGATGTAAATCACTCTTTGTCATTCACAGATAACACACTCTGATACAGTTGATTCAGGCCCTGCATTAGCGGGGCTTTTTTATTGCCATCACCATGGGCAGGCTCATCGTAATGGCGATATCCCCTACAGAGGATAAATCACCTGCTATCCCCTTGAAAGGATAAAGAGGCGTTCATGACCGACATCTACCAAATCACGCTAGCCACCCAAACAGGCGAGTGGCTGTACTTTGCTCCTGCCGATGTGAAGCGCGTGTAGTTGAGGCAGCCACTGAGCGGCCTTTTTTGTGCCCATTACAAAGTTCATCTGCAGGTGGACTTGATGATGTTAAAAGCCGATTCCTGTTCCAACAGAAACCCCTCCTACTCCTGAGCTTCCGCCCGATCCTGAGACAGCCACGGCACAACTGCTGAGTAGAAGTGTGAGCAAAGCAATAGTGAAGAATTTCAAATTTCATCTCCAGAGTGGTTTCGCATGAACATCATTAACTCAGCATCAGAAGAAATTAACAAGGGATAACAGCTATGGCAAAACCGGACTGGGGAGCACTGCAACACCAGTTCCTCGCCGAGCATGCTAAATCCGGTATCTCCCCCAAAGACTGGTGTGAAGCGCAGGGACTGAATTACGCAACAGCCCGCCGATACATTAAAAAAACAACTGCGCAAAGTGCGCAAAAACCTGCGCAGAAGAAATTGCGCACTGCGCAGAAAGAAAAAAGTGTAGAGGAACTGGTTAACAGCAAACTTAGCCCGAAGGTAAAGCGCTTCATTGCTGAATACCTGAAGGACCAGAACGCCACAGCAGCCGCTGAGCGAGCTGGCTATAGTGACCCAAACTATGGTCGTCAGCTCATAACGAATCCTAACGTTGCGCGGGCAATTGCGCAGCAGCAGAAGGAATCGTTAATGCGCACACTCGGTAGCGCAGATGAGGTGCTTGCGCAGATGTGGCAACTCGCCACTTTCGACGCTAACCAGCTTTCGCAATATCGTCGTGGATGCTGCCGCTACTGCTGGGGCTTTGGTCATCAGTACCAGTGGCGGGATATGGTTGAGTACGAAGAAAAACGTACTGAGGCGGAGGAGCGGCAACGCAAAGAGCCTCTCGATGTTGGCGGTTACGGTTACGACCACACCAAAGCGCCTAACCCTGAATGTCCTCGCTGCAATGGTGATGGTATCGGCCAGCCATTCTTCGCTGATACCCGTAAACTATCCCCTGATGCCGCTCTGGCTTATTCCGGCGTGAAGCTTGGCAAACATGGTGTGGAAATTACCGCGATAAGTCGCGAGCGGATGTACGAAGCCGTAATGAAGCGCCTCGGCCTGGCTGACAGTGAGTTCGCCCAGCAGCTACAGCAGATTGAAATTGAGCGCCGACAACTGGAGGTTGAAAAATTACGGAAAGAGCTTGCCTCAGATCCTGAAGATGACGAGCCAACACCGGCAGCAATCAATATCAACGTTGTGGATGCGAGAGTGAGGGAAGACGATGATATCGCCGACGCTTAACATTCCTCAGGCTCGTTTTCTCGCGATGGAGCACAAATTTAAAGCCTACGTGGCTGGGTTTGGTTCCGGTAAGACATGGGTCGGCTGCGGTGGAATCTGCAAGGGTATGTGGGAACACCCCAAAATCAACCAGGGCTACTTTGCTCCGACCTATCCGCAGATCCGCGACATCTTTTATCCTACGGTTGAAGAGGTGGCCTTTGACTGGGGGCTGAACGTCAAAATCAACGAGGGTAATAAAGAGGTCCATTTCTACGCCGGGCGCCAGTATCGCGGAACAACAATCTGCCGTTCGATGGAGAAGCCTCAAACAATCGTTGGTTTCAAAATAGGTAACGCCCTGATAGATGAGCTGGACGTAATGCCAGCCAAAAAAGCGCAGTTAGCATGGCGTAAGATTATCGCGCGTATGCGTTATAAAGTGCCGGGCCTGCGCAATGGCATTGACGTTACCACGACACCGGAAGGGTTTAAGTTTGTCTATCAACAGTTCGCAAAGGCTGTTCGGGATAAACCTTCGCTCTCAACGCTGTATGGTCTGGTGCAGGCCTCGACGTTTGATAATGAAAAGAACCTTCCGGCGGATTACATCCCGTCATTGATGGAATCTTACCCGCCCGAGCTGATTAAAGCGTACCTGCGTGGCCTTTTCACCAACCTGACCAGTGGGACCATTTACCATCAGTTCGACCGCAAGTTGAATAACTGTCGGGAAGAGGAGCAGCCCGGCGAGTCGCTATATATCGGGATGGATTTCAACGTTGGAAAAATGGCTGGAATTGTTCACGTACTCCGTCTGGGGCTTCCCTGTGCGGTAAATGAAATCGTGAAGGCATACGACACCCCGGACATGATTCGCATCATCAAGGAGCGGTTCTGGCTGTATGACGGTCACGACTACCGGAAGGTGCGAGAAATCTATATCTATCCGGATGCGTCAGGGGATTCCCGAAAATCCAGTAATGCCAGCGCCACGGACATTGCCCAACTCAGGCAGGCTGGTTTTAACGTGGTCGTGAATGCGTCGAACCCTCCTGTAAAAGACCGAATTAACTCCATGAATGCCATGTTCTGCAACGGTAACGGAGAGAGGCGTTACAAAGTTAACGTGCAGCGCTGCCCGGTATACACCGAATCGCTCGAGCAACAGGTGTGGGCCGAGAACGGCGAGCCGGATAAATCTGCGGATAACGATCATCCCAACGATGCTGGCGGTTATTTCATCGTGAAACAGTTCCCGATCATCAAACCGACAGGCAAATCAACACCACTTCGGATGTAAAACCATGCCAGATATTTCAACACCCAATCTCGACTATAACGACATGGTTGAGGCGTGGGACATTAATGATGCCCTGATGGGCGGCACGTTGGAAATGCGTCGACAGGGTGAGACGTATCTACCTAAGTGGCCGAACGAAGATCCGGAAGGGTACAAAGAGCGCCTACGCGTTGCGACGCTGCTCCCGGCCTACGAAGAAAGCATTAAGCAAAATACCGGACGCGTTTTCGCTGAACCAACGGTATTGAGTCAGGATACACCTGACCAGATCAAAACTCTGGCTGAAAACATCGATATGGAAGGCAGTCGTCTTGATGTCTGGGCCCAACAGTTTTTTAGTCTGGCATTTCAGTATGGTCTTGCTCATGCGCTGGTCGATTATCCACGTACTAATGCGGAAGAAATCCGTACAAAAGCAGATGAACAGGCTGCTGGAGGTCGCCCGTATGTAACGATGCTTAACCCACGTCAGGTGATTGGATGGAAATCGAAAGTTGTTGGCGGCAAGGTCATTCTCACTGAACTGCGTGTGAAAGAGGTCATTATCGAGGATGGTGACGACTTCGGGCAAACCAAAGTTGAGCAGATCCGCCATATCATGCCGCGTAAAGTGGAAATCTGGCGCCGCAACAAAGGTAATGGTGGGGAATCAAACTGGGCTCTTTATGAAGAGTGGGAAACCAGTCGCAACGACATTACTCTTGTAACGCTCTACACCAAAAGAACTGGATTTATGCGCGGATCTCCGCCGTTGCTGAATCTGGCATTACTGAATATCAAGCACTGGCAGAGCCAGAGCGAACAGGACAACATCCTTCACGTTGCTCGTGTGCCGTTACTGGTGGCATATGGGCTTGGTGATGACCAGTCACTAACAATTGGCGCATCTACAGCGACAAAATTCGAAAATCGCGATCAATATGGTCTGGAATACGTCGAGCATACAGGAGCCGCTATCGACTCCGGCAAAACATCGCTGGATGATCTGGAAAATCAGATGCGCCAGGCGGGCGCGAAACTGCTGCGCGCAGAAAACACATCAACAAAATCTGACGACCAGACGCATGAAGAGCATATGCAGGAAAACTCGCCGCTGTACACCATGGCGAGTTCGCTGGAGGATGCACTTGATAACATTCTGCAAATCATGGCTGAGTGGATTGGTGAAAGTGATGGCGGCAATGTTGATGTGCGCACCGAACTGGATGTTACTGCTCAGACGTTCGATTCATCTGCTGCTATGGCCGTTCAGTCCCTGCGACAGGGGGGCGACATCCGCCAGGTTGATGCCGTTCGCGTGCTCCAGGCGCTTAAATTCATCGACCCTGACGCGAAGCCGGATGATGTGATCGACGAGCTGAAAAACCAGCAGGTAACACTGATGGGGGGTAACGATGGCAACGGTTAACGAGCAACTGCGTGACGAGTCCATAGCGCACGCTATCTGGATTAGCCGTTACAGCACCGGCGTTGCCAGTCGAATGGTGAAACTGCTCAACGAAAGTGATGCTGAACTGACGGTGCGTCTACTGGTGGCGATGGATGGCATAGAGCCGAATAGCTTTACGGTCACGCATCTTGAAGCACTGCTGGCGAGCGTGCGGGAAATTAACCGCGCTGCGATAAACGGCATGTTTTCCAGCCTGTCCACCGAACTGAATGACCTGGCGAAACATGAGACAGAGTATCAGTTGAGCCTCTTTGACGCGCTGTTGCCGGAGTTAGTGATCGATGTTCATCCGCTGGTGGGTATCTCTCCTGATGCGGTTTACGCTGCGGCAATGGCGCAGCCATTTCAGGGGCGACTGCTCAGTGAGTGGGCCTCAAATCTCGAAGCGGATCGCCTCAACCGCATCAGTAACGCAGTTCGACAGGGCTTTTTGCTGGGAGATACGAACGAGCAGATTGCGCGCAAGGTGCGCGGCCACGCTAATCGTGGCTATCAGGATGGCGCGTTACAGATGAGTCGAGCCAATGCAGCCAGTATCGCGAAAACTGCGGTGGGCCATCTTGCGGCGACGGCGCGTAACAGCTTCGCCAGTGCAAATGACGACCTGATGAAGGGCAAGCAGTGGCTTTCCACCCTGGACAACAGAACGACGCAGATGTGCAGGATTCGCGACCGCCTGAAGTACACACTGGATAATAAGCCAATCGGTCATAAGGTTCCTTATTTGCAGGGGCCGGGGCGCATTCATTTCTGCTGCCGTTCCACTGAAACCTTCATTCTCAAATCAGCGAAAGAGTTGGGTATCGATGTTCTCGATATCCCGCCAGCGGAACGCGCCAGCATGGATGGTGTTGTGCCCGGCGATACCAACTATCAGGAATGGTTCTCGCGCCAGTCGTTCGATCGCCAGAAGCAAATCGTTGGCGAGAAACGTGCTCGCCTCATTCGTGATGGCGGCATGTCTCCTGATGAGTTCTACACCGACAAAGGCGAATGGCTGACGCTGGCACAGTTGCGTGAACGCGATGCGCAGGCGTTCAGGGATGCAGGGCTTTAATCTTCAATAAATCACAACAGGCTGCCTCCGGGCGGCCTTTTTTATGGCCGCAATCCGGATGGTGAGCGGTGCAACGGTCGGATGACCAAATCAAAGGTAACAACATGAAACTGAAGACAGTAGAAGTAAACGGTAAGCACTACGCAGAAGTCGATGCTAATGGCCTGCCGGTTTACGTGCATGACGACGGGAAAGAAATTGGCTTCGATGCCGCTCAGGCTGTCAGCAAAATCTCGGCGCTGAATGGCGAGGCTAAATCCCATCGCGAAGCCAAAGAAGCCGTTGAAACGAAACTTGCGGCTTTTTCCGGTATTGAAGACCCCAAAAAGGCGCTCGAAGCAATCGAGATGATGACCAAAATCGACCAGAAAAAACTGATCGATGCTGGCGCTGTTGACCAGGTGAAAGCCGAAATCACCAAATCATTCCAGGCGCAACTGGATGAGGCCAACAATAAAAATAAAACGCTGGAAGGCCAACTGTACGACTCGATGATCGGTGGTAGTTTTACCGGCTCCAAATTTATCACCGATAAAATCGCCATCCCTGCCGATCTGCTTCAGGCCCGATTCGGTCAGTCGTTTAAAGTCGAAGAAGGTAAAGTTGTAGCCTATGACGGCACCGGCAACAAAATTTATTCTCGCTCCAAACCGGGCGAACTGGCCGCATTCGATGAAGCGCTGGAATTCCTGGTAGAGCAGTACCCGCAAAAAGACTACATCCTTAAGTCCAGTGGCAATAACGGCGGTGGTTCACGAACGACTCAACACGATGCCGGGCAGAAAACCATGAAACGCTCAGCATTCGACTCTCTGGATCAGGCCGGGAAACAGACGGCCCTCAAAGACGGTATCACTATCGTCGACTAACTGCATTTGCCAGCTTCCGGATGGTGGCTGGCGCCAGAGCTGGATAGCTCAACCAACCCAAATCTATCTCTAAGGAAAAATGAATCATGTCGAATACACTGACCGGGTTGATCCCGACTATCTATACCGCTCTGGATATCGTTTCTCGTGAGCAGGTGGGGTTTATTCCTGCCGTCGCGCGTAACACCAAAGCAGACGCAGCAGCGAAAGACCAGACCGTTACTGCGCCGGTTGCTCCGGTCGCGGTCACCGAGGACATCGTGCCGGGCCCGTCTGCGCCGAATACCGGCGATCAGAATATCGGCACCGTCGATGTCAAAATCACCAAATCCAAAATGGCCCCGGTCAAATGGAACGGTGAAGAGCAACTGGCTCTCGGTCCCGCTGGTACTTACAACACCATTCTTGCTGACCAGTTCACCCAGGCATTTCGCGCACTGGCAAACGAGGTTGACGCTGATCTCGGCGCACTTTACTACGGCACTTCTCGCGCTGTAGGTACAGCTGGAACTACTCCGTTTGGTATCAAAGAGGATCTTTCTGACGCAGCAAATGCCCGAAAAGTTCTGGAACAAAATGGCTCTCCGACGACTAACCTGCAGATGGTTCTTGATTCTGACGCCATTGCCAACATGCGCGGTAAGCAATCGGTTCTGTTCAAAGTCAATGAGGCCGGGACTGAACAATTGCTGCGCGAGGGGGTTCTGGGTCGCCTGCAGGGTTTCAATATCCACAGTTCTGCTGGCGTTAAGCGCGCTGCTGCCGCTACAGCTGCTGGTTATCTGGTGAATGGTGCCAAGTCCGAAGGCGATATCCTTATTGCCATTGATACCGGCACGGGTGCTATTGCTGCGGGCCAGCTTGTGACTTTCGCTGGTGACGATAACCAGTATGTCGTTGCTGCTGCTACCGCTACCACTATCACCCTGGCGGCACCGGGTCTGCGTCAGGACCTGGCTGACGGTGTTGCTATCACTGTAGTCGGTGGTTTCACTGCAAATATGGCGTTTGACCGTAACGCATTTCTGCTGGCTTCTCGTACCCCGGCGATGCCGGAAGGTGGTGACACCGCTGATGACGTGATGAATGTCACCGACCCAGTTTCCGGTATCACCTTCCAGATCGCGCTGTATCGTCAGTACCGTCAGGTGCGTTATGAAGTTGGCCTGGCGTGGGGCGTGGCTTCCATCAAACCAGCCCACGCAGTAATGCTTCTGGGCTAACACCATCACACACAAGGGGCTTCGGCCCCTTTTTCTTTGGAGGGATTATGGCTGGATTGACGAAAGAACAGCGCGCTCAGCGAGCAGCGGAAAAACTTGCTGCTGAGTTGGCGGCGAAAAACAATTCTGAGCAGCAGGAGCAGCAGGAGCAGCAGGGCATTCTGGTTGCTATGTTCACTGACTTCCCGGCATTCCCCGGCGCGCCCACCACTGCAGACGTGCATCCTGACGAAGTGGAAAACTGGAAGGCGGCAGGCTGGCGCATAGAGGAGTGATTCATGATCACCTACATCACGGTAGCGGACGTTGATCAAATCCTCGGGGCCGACTGGACTGATCCCAGTAAAAAAGCCAAATCCGTTTTAATGGCAAATACCTGGCTGAATGGCCTCAACCTGAAAATGCCCCGCGATAACACGACTCACGAAATTATTATCCCTGATGATGTGAAGCAGGCTGGGGCGTATGCGTCGCTGGCCGCAGCAAATGGCGGGCTGTATCAACAGAAAACCAGTTCTGGCGTGCTTACCAGCGAATCAGTTGATGCCGATGGCGTGAGCGTGTCGGAAAGCTACGCCGAAATGGCAACAAACAGCACATCTTTGCTGGATTCCGATCTGCAACTGGCGCTGGCGATGCTCAAACCATACGGCGCCAACACTTCTCAGATTCGTCTTGTCAGGGGATAAATATGGATAAGTACGAACATATACACTATGCCGGTGATGGCCGCCGTGGTGCCAGAGAGGTCTATCTCAATGGTGAGCGTATTGAGCATGTAACCTATGCTGACACCAAAAAAGGTATCGTTCGCTATAACCCACACCCACTAAGGTTTAAACCAAACGGAGATATTCAATCCCGGACATTGCGAGGGGTTGTTGAGGTGATATTCGTTGGTGGTTATGTTGGTGATGGAGGAGAAACCCTGAAAGCAAAACATTCTGGTCTTGATGAGGATTTGGCTGATGGGAATTCGTGACAAGATCCAGACTAAGGTTGCAAAGGCTTTCGATACCAAACTGGCCGATGCCGTCAACGATTTTACCGGCTCTTACGTCATTCAAACTGGCTGGGATCCGGTAACGGAAACCGGCGGTGAAACGACTGTCACCTACACCGGGCGTGGCGTTCTGTCGAAATACAGCCTCAATCGTATTGATGGCGTCAATATCCTGCACGGTGACCTGAAATTAACCGCGCTGACGAATGAAGTTACCGACGAACCGAAAGTCGATCACATCATCACTGCACCAGATCTGATTACCGGCGAACAGCAACGCTACAAGGTCATTACCGCAGGAACCGACCCAGCGAAAGCGACATATTCCATTCAGTTGCGGAGGGTGTGATATGGCTAAGGCCTGGAGTCTTGACCCTGCATTGTTCGCTGACAAAGTGGAAGAGGATGTTGGAAAACTGCAACGCGTTATAGCCATTCAGTTGCTTAATGAGATCGTTATTCGGTCACCGGTTGGTAACCCTGAAATTTGGGCTATCAATAGTATGCAGGTTCAGCAGCGTGATCGGGTTAATGATATCAATGAAGCCTTTCGTAATAGTGACCGGTTCGGGACTACTGACAAAAACGGTAACCGTCGGATTAAACGAGGCAATAAAGTCAGTCTCGCCGGTGCTGAGTACAGCAGTAATGCTGGTAAATTCGGCCCCCAGCGCGTACGCAAGCTAAGGCGCGGACAGGGGGAGATTTATCGACCACCAGGCTATCGCGCAGGGACTTTCCGGGCATCTCACTTCGTGAGTGTTGGTTCGCCAAGTGATTACGTTCCACGTGAGCCAGATCCGAATGGCGCAAACACTATCAATAACGGGACGTCGACAATTCTTGCGGCGCCAAGTTATTCGGTCATCTACATCCAGTCAAACCTTCCTTATTCCGTACCGCTTGAAAACGGGCACTCAAAGCAGGCACCGGCAGGCGTTTACGCGGTTTCATTTAATGGTGTAACACAGGCCTACAAATGACACTCACAGAAATTCGTAACGCTGTCATCGCTCGTATGACGGCACAGACGGCTATTGCCTCTGATGCTGTGGATTATCCCAACGGACCCGTATTTGACCCAAGCGGTCGTGATATCTGGGCTCGCTTTACAAACATTCCCGGACTGGCCGGCGCGAATGAAATTGGTGCTGGACCCGTAGTTCAACGCACCGGGGTGCTGATTATTCAGATCTTCGTCCTTGTTGGTTCTGGATCTCTGCTTATCACTCAAACAGCAGACAAACTCCGTGAGCTTTTTGAATTTCAGGATGATGGAAAACTCAGTTATTTCGCCGTATCCGCTGTTCCCGCTGGCGAAACGGATGGCTGGTCTCAGTTCAATCTACAAATCCCTTACCGCGCTCTGTAGCGCTTAACTTCGATGGAGGTGACCGCATGTCGAGCGGCGCTAAGGTACTCTCGGCCTTTATCCGGGAGACGACTCCAGGAATTACGCCTGCTGGCGTCTGGAATCTTTTCAAACGTACGAGCTGGGGCGTTGGTCCTTCCCAGAATACCAACGACAACGATGAGATCGGCGGCACCCGAATGGCGCAGGGCGCTACGCTGGGAACGGTCGATGTTGGCGGCGATGTCGGGGCAAAATTCCGCTATGGCCAGCATGATGAATTCCTGGCTTCGTGTTTTGGCGCGGAGTGGGCGGGCAATGTGCTGACGATGGGGAATGACCGTATCTCTTTCTCACTCGCAACATACGCCTCGGACGTAGGTATTGCCTCCATTGTTCGCGGCGCCCAGGTAAGCGTGTTCCAGTTGGAGGTTCCTAACGATGGCGACGTTACCGCGACAATCACTTTCGCCGGCCTGGGCTGGGACTCAAAAGCAGACGATACGAGTTACATCACCGGTACTCCTGCGGATAATGCTGGCGAACTGCGTTACTCGTTCAAAGAGGTCACAGCAATCAACCTGAACGGGATCGACGGCGGTGATGGTTTCTGTATCGATACCTTCAACATCCAGTTCGACAATAACGTCCAGACGCAGCGCTGTATCGGCACCGGTTCACCGTTTGCCGGGGCGAACATCCCTACTACCTTTACGCCATCAGGTTCGATCACTTTGTCGTGGTCAAAAGCCGCGTGGGAGGTCTGGAGCAAAACGCTTACCGGCGCAACCGTGCCATTCAGTTTCACCCTGGCTAACGACGAAGGGCAGTACACGTTTAACTTCCCGAAAGTGCAGGTTGCTGGTGACTGGCCGGATGGCGGCAATACCGAAATTATCCAGGTTCAACTGGATATCACTGCGGCCGACGAGTCGCCGACGATTACCCGCGCTGTTACCGTCCCAGCCACAGCAATCAGCGTAACGCCAGCAACTTCATCAGGTGATGTCGGTACTTCCGTCACGCTGACAGCGAGCCTTACCCCGGCTGGTGCGACTGATGCTGTGCAGTGGGAGTCATCAGATCCGACTGTCGCAACGGTGGTATCGACAGGCCAAAAAACCTGCCAGGTAGACAGAGTTGGCGACGGCACCGCAACGATAACCGGTAAAGTGCGAGGTTTCACCGCTACCGCCGAGATTACCGTAACTGAACCATAAAATTTCCCTTGCCCGTTCCGCTCTGCATGGCGGCGCGGGCTTTTTTCATGCAGGAGTTATTAATGATCATCTTAACCCCACGAATTGATATTGGTGGCGAACGCTGGTTTACACCGCTGAAAGATATGAAACCCATTGAAGGGCTGAAACTACTCGTCAGCAGTATTGATAACGATCAGTACCGCTCGCGCAATGCGCTTATCCGCCGCCATATTGAAAAGATGGATGCCAGTTACCAGGTTGGAACCAGCGAATTTAGCCTGTCAGCGGTTGGGGAAATTGACTCTGCTGATGACTTGCTGATCGATAATTGCGCACGTTACCTGCTGAAAGACTGGAAGGGTGTCGGTGAGCTTGTCGATGGCGAAGAGGTTACGATTGAGTACACGCCTGAACGCGGCGCCGCACTACTGAAACAGGAACCAGCGATTTACTGGCAAATTCTGGCTGAAGCCGCCAGCATCGCCCAGGGCAAAGAGCAGCAAAAGCAGGAAACCGTAAAAAAGCCATCGAAGCGCAAAAGTGGCTGAGTGAATTCGGCGGGGAGCAGGGTGAAAAGGCAAAGTGGCGAAGGGAGAAATTAAAACTCCCGCCAATTCCCGAGCCTGAAATTGACGGTGTGACAGGTGAAATCCTCAATGCCTACTCCGTTATTTCCCGATCCCGGCTTTATGTCGGAATGGCTGGCGTCCCGCTGCCTATCTCACTTCACGACATCGAATGTTATCTTTCTTCACGCAAGATCTCCCTTGAACGTGATGAATTCGATACTGCGATTTTTGCGCTGGATGATTTGTGGTTAGATACATGGACGAAGAGGCAGAATATGTTGACTGAAAATAAATAGCCCATGGTCTCGCTCTGTCCCTGTGCTAATCTGTGTGCAAATGTTAATGATGGGGGCAGGGCGTGGAACCGATTTTTGGATTTTTGCTTTTTGGACTGGCAGTTATTGCAGTAACGGTTGTTGCTACAAAACGCAATGGGGTCGGCATAGGGCTTCTTTACCTCATAGGCATGTGTGCTGCTGGTTTTGGGATGGTTGTATTCACATCAAGCATCACTAATGGGAACGGCTCTGCCGCTGGACTTGCTGCGTTTATTTCGCCATTCCTGGGCCTACTGATAGCCCTGTCATCTTCAACATCTGAACGTCGTGCAGTGCTCAATGGTGAATCAGGGGAGTATAAAAAATGCCCTTTTTGTGCAGAGTCGATACGAAAAGAGGCGATAAAGTGTAAACACTGCGGTAGTGACCTGAATGAACCAAATCAATAATTAAGTCCACATAAGTGTATTTTTTAGCATAAATATTTGACTAAATAGTCGGTTACCAGTCCACTCGCCGTTGAACTTGTATTAGAAGCATAAACCCAAACCTCGCTACTGCGGGGTTTTTTTATGCCCGGAGATCGCAATGTCAGAACAGACATCCCGCCTTGCCATCATCATCGACAGCACAGGTGCAGAAAAAAATGCTGAAAGCCTGACCAGCGCCTTACATGGATTGACTGAATGGGGTCGGAAAGCTGCGGCCAGTGCCGGGAAGGTGACTAAAGCCACTGAGGAAGAATCGGCAGCATTGTCGGAACTACTGGACCGCATTGACCCGGTAAACTCAGCACTAAATAAGCTGGATAAGCAACAGCAGCAACTCGCGAAATTCAAGTCGAAAGGCATGCTGGACGATGAAACCTTTGATGTCTATTCGAAAAAAATCGAAGAGGCCCGCAATCGTCTCACCGGGTTTTCAGAGCAACTGAAAAATACTGGCATGTCGGCAAAGCAAACCGCTTTTGCTATGCGAATGATCCCTGCTCAGATGACCGATATCGTCGTGGGTCTGTCTACCGGGCAAAGTCCGTTCATGGTGCTGATGCAGCAGGGCGGGCAGTTAAAAGATATGTTCGGCGGCATCGGTCCGGCGATTAAAGGCGTTGGCTCTTATGTGATGGGCCTGATCAATCCTTTTACGCTGGCTGCTGCCGCGGTCGGCGTGCTGGGCGTGGCGTACTACAAAGGCACGCAGGAACAGGACGCTTTTAATAAATCACTTATCCTGACGGGTAACCAGGTAGGAAAAACATCGGGCCAACTGGCGGACATTGCTGCGCGCGCTGGTGTGGCGGCGAACTCTACCACTGGCAAAGCAGTATCGGCACTAAATCTACTGGTGGAATCTGGAAAGGTTGCCGGTGATTCACTGGAACGTGTGGCCACTGCCGTTGTTAAAACGAGTGAAGCCACTGGTATTGCAACCGATAACCTGGTGAATGATTTCAATAGCATCGCTACCGACCCTGTGGCAGCAATCACCAGACTGAATGACCAGTACCACTTCCTGACGCTGGCGACTTACAACCAGATTAAAGCCCTTCAGGATGAAGGTAACCAGCAGGAAGCTGCACGTGTCGCTACAGACGCATATGCAAACACCTTACAGCAGCGTGCAACTGACATTCAACAGAACCTTGGTCTGCTGGAAAAAGCATGGAATGGTTTGGCTGGCGCCGCAAAAAGCGCCTGGGATGCCATGCTTGATGTTGGGCGAGAATCTGGCGGTAATGAACGCGTTGCACAAATTCGTAAGGAACTGGACTGGATCGATAATGCCGTTGGTGGGAAAGCTGTTTTTGGTGCCCGACGTAAGGAGCTTGAGCAGGAGTTAAACATCCTGCAACTCACGATGACAACTCAAGCTGATGTCAATGGTGCTGTGGCGGAAGCAAATAGGGTAGAGCAGCAACGCATTAAAACTCAGCAGGATGCGGATCGCGTCAACCAGCAGTTCCTGTCGAATGCTGATAAGCGCAATAAGGCTATTGAGCAGCAGAAAAAGTTCCTGGACGCCGGCGCAATCAGCGCGGAACGGTACGCGAAAAATATCTCGCGCATCAATGAAATGTATAAAGACCCAAAAACGCCAGCAGCGCCAAAAGGTAAAGCCGTTACTGAAGATGCAGGGCAACGTATGATTGATCAGCTCAATCAGCAAAATGCCCTGCTGGTTACTCAGGCTGAAGCAACAAACAAACTGTCTTCTTCTGAACAGGAACTCATCAAATGGCGTCAGCAGCTTTCCTCTCTGGAAACACGGTCACCATCCCAATTAACTACCGCACAAAAATCGCTACTGCTTCGTAAAGACGAAATTACTTCATTGATGGAGCGCAATGCCCAACAGGAGAAAAATAACCGCCTGATGAAGGAGGCGACGGAACTTGCATCGTATCGCAGCACGCTTGAGATGGGACTGGATAATTTACGGGCCAGCTATGCTGTTCAGGATTCTGGTTTCGGTCTGGGTGAGAAGCAGCAGAAACAGATGCAGGAACTGCTTCAACTGGAACAAAAATATAATGCTCAGCGACAGCAACTTGATCGTGATTATGCAGATAAATCGAAAGGTATGAGCGAGGAAACGTATAACGCTAAATCACAAATGCTGACCGATGCGTTAGGCCGCGAGAGGGCAATAATGCAACAACACTATGAAAACCTCGACGCGATGAACAATGACTGGCTGGGTGGCGTGGAGCAGGGGTTTCGAAACTGGATGGATACAGCATCGACATATTCTACCCAGATGTCTGGCGTTGTTCAGGGAGCGATGAGTGGTCTTGTCGACACGATGGCCGATGGGTTAAGCGGTAGTAAAGCGGACTGGAATGAGTGGTCTATGAGTGTTCTGAAGTCCCTTCAAAAAGTGCTACTGAACGCGATGATCGTAAACGGCATCAAATCAATGCAAGGCGCAGGTATTTGGGGCTCGTTATTCGGTTCAGCGAACAGCGGTGGCTCGACTCCTTCCGGAGCCTATGGCAGTGCATCAAGTGGGCTGGATTTCTTCAAACAAAATGCTAAAGGTGGGGTTTATGACTCTCCATCACTTAGCGCATATTCTGGCGGTGTATTTGATTCACCGAAACTTTTTGCCTTCGCAAAAGGCGCTGGTGTATTTGGTGAAGCAGGGCCGGAAGCAATTATGCCACTTGCCCGAACGCCTGACGGGAATCTGGGGGTCAGGATGATGGGAGCGCAGGGAGGGGGCTTCTCTGGCGACATAATCGTCCAGCAAACGATTCATGTTTCAGGAAATGGCGACGCTGCATTGAATCGCGCAATGGAAGATGCTGCCAGAAAAGGGGCTGACGACGGTGCCAGACGGGCCAGACAGGAAATGCTTCAGGATTTTCAGAGCCGTGGGCAGGGGCGGAGATTACTAGGAGTTTAACAGATGGCTGATGTATTAGAGTGGCCAGGGCCTCGCCCTTCATCCCTCAACTGGTATCTCGAGTCGAATACCAAAACATTCAGATCTCCATTCAATGGCTCATCCCAGGTAGCGCGCTTTCCGGGAGCCCGGTGGAAATGTACTGTCGGATATGACGTTCTGGATGACGCTCAGGCCAGAAAAATTGAGGCAGTACTGGCGTCACTGGACGGTGAATATGGACGTGTGAAAATTCGCGACTGGGGGCGTGATGGTGGCTCGACTGCCGCCGCAGTGTTAGTGACGGATGCGAATCAAACAGGAAGTAACCTTTCAACTAAAGGCTGGCCGGCTAATACAATGGTGATGCAAGCCGGTTACTACCTGACTGTAAATTCGGAACTGAAAAAAGTGACTGAGGATGTATTCAGCAATTCCAGCGGTGTTGCTGTGATCCCTATATCCCCAATGCTGCGGTCATCTCCAGCGGCAAATAGTACGGTAGAGGTGCGAGAACCATGGGGGATATTCAAGCTTTCAGATAACTTGCAGGGCGCATTTGACCGTAAACCGGGTGGGATAACGTCAATGACCATTGAATTTGAGGAGGCGTTTTAATGTTGTATTCCCCATTTTCTGACGCAATGGTTGACTGGCTTTCCCGCGACCGGGTGACAGTGGTGATCGCTGCCAGTATTCAGTTTGAATCCGGCACTGTTTACGTGCATTCCGGTACCGGCACGATCGTGCTGGGTGGTTATGTTTATTACGGCATGGGGCGCATGGGCTCGATTGATGATGCTACCGAGACGAACACGACCAGCCCGACGCAGGTGAAGATGACACTTTCCGGGCTTGACCTGTCACTGTTCGCCAAAACACTTAATGAACGCTGCGTTGGTCGCAATGCTGAAATCTATCTGGTTGCGATGAACGATAACGGTGTGGTGCAGGTTGCCGATCTTCTGTTTAAAGGGAAGGTATCGAGTACCGGGGCCACAGCCGGGGAAACCAACGCTCTTCAGTACACCATCAGTAATATTTTTGAAGACTGGCAACGACCTTTCCCGGATCGCTATACCGACGAATCACAGCAGGCTTCTTATTCTGGCGACCGCATATTCCGCTATGTGGCGCAGATGGCTGAGCGTTCCATTTTCTGGGGCAACAAAAAGGATGCGCCTGGGTTTACTTATAAGTGAGGAAGCATGAAGCACCCTGACTGGCAAAACAGATTAAATGCAGTGATGAAGGCCGCCATTGAGCGGCCTTTTTCATGGGGCAAACATGACTGTTGCCTGTTTGCGGCTGACTGCGCACAGGCCATGTGTGGCGATGACTATGCGGCAGACTGGCGTGGAACTTATGACAGTGAACCGGGGGCTAAAAAGGCCATTCTTCGCGGTGGTGGTTCACTTGAAAAGGTGATTGCACGATATCTCGACGAAGTACCGGTGAAACTGGCTCAGCGTGGGGATATCGCCATCGTCGAGAACGGCGGGGCAAAGTGCGCTGGCGTGGTGTATTCCGGTTCGGTCTGGGTGCCGGGTGAAAATGGTCTGGTGAGTTTACGGGTTAAACCGCTGAGTGTCTGGAGGGTTCGTTAATGCCTGCTGCTATTCCTGTCATTGCGACCGTTGCAGCAGGTGCTGCTGCTTCATATCAGTATTACGGGATCGCAATGGCTATCACTGTTGCCGCCCAGGTTGCAACTCAGGCACTAACCAAAAAACCATCAATCGATTCATACCGTGACACATCAGAACGTAAACAGGTTCTTCGTGCAGCGGCCAGCGCCAAAACGGTTGTGTATGGACGTACCACTGCCGCCGGTACGTTGTTCTTTTCAGAAGAACAGCCCGGCCAGCAGGATGATGGTGAAATGTTGCACCTGGCCGTTGCTCTCGCAGGGCATTCATTATCCAGCATCGGAACGGTATGGCTCGGCGACGAACCCATCAGCAGTTATCCCGAGCATGCATCATTCCAGTTACATACGAACCGGCAGACCTCTGATCCGTTCATGCTGTCGAACTGCCCGTCATGGAAAAATGACATGATCGGCAAGGGGATCACATGGCTTCGTGTCTCCCTGAAATTCAGTGCAGAGAAATTCCCTTCCGGTATTCCCAATATCAAGGTAGAGAAGTTTGGGCGCGTCGTATACGACCCGAGAACAGGCCTGACCGGATACAGCAACAACGCTGCGCTGGTTATCCTGGACTATTACCGCAACTACCTGAAGGTTCCAGATTCAGACATCAACTGGGATCAGTTTCAGGAAGCCGCCAACATCTGCGATGAGGATGTGATCACCGGCGGCAATACCGTCGAAAGACGCTACACGATCAACGGTGAGTTTGACCTCAGCGAAAACAAGGTGAGCATTCTGGAGGGGATGCTTGCGGCCTGTGCAGGAGACGTGACCTATATTGCCGGTAAGCATGGTTTGCTGGTTGGCGCGTACTATGGCCCGGCAACGGAAGTGATCACCGAAAGCCAGCTGGCCGGTGATATCGAAATCATGCCGGAGGTCTCCCAGTCGGAGCGTGTTAATACTATCAAAGGAACATTCGTCGATCCGCAACAGGGATTTACTGAAGCTGATTTCCCATCCGTATCTGTAAGCGAGTGGGTGGCGGAGGACGGCGTCGAAATATCGCAGGATATGAAACTGCGATTTGTGACGAGTGAGTTTCAGGCCCAGCGCCTGGCTGATGTGAAGTTAAAGCGTACCCGTATTGCCAGAACAATGAACGTTACGCTGAATCTCAGCGGCTACCGATATCGCCCCGGAATGTATGTGAAAGTCAATTTCCCGTCTATAGGCATCGTGAACGTTGAGATGCGGGTAACGGACTGGAAATTTGGTGTGCAGAACGGCGTGCAGCTGACACTAAAACAGGAAACGGCTGATGTATGGGGTGATGCTGTTGGCAAGCCTATAGAGCGCCCTCCATTCACTCAGTTACCGTCCGGTGGTGTTGCCCAGCCGCAGAACATGAAGTACACCGTCGAAGAAATCGGTCAGGTGGTTCAGGGGATATTGTCCTGGGAAAATATCGGGCAGGTTGTTTATAACAAAGTCGTCATTCGTCGCAATGGACAGATGGTGCTTTCTGCCCAGGTGCCGGGGTCTTTCACTCGTCTGACAGGGTTGCCAAGGAATACCTACACGGCGCATGTTTCAGCGGTGAACCAGATGGGGGCTGAATCGCCGGAAGCTTATCTTGAGTTCAGTGTTGAAGCGCCGCCGCCGCCCTCGCATGTTGATATTGAGCAGGGTTTCTTTGCGGTGACAATGATCCCCCGCCTTGCTGCTATCACCAACGTTTCCACCCAGTTCGACTTCTGGACATCAGGTGAAACGAAGCTTCCTGGCACCTCAACTGAAATCGTTGAGGGCAACGCCAGCAGAGAGGGGATGGGCACCACATGGACCAGCAATCAGTTGCAGGTTGGGCATACCTATTACTGGTATATCAGGACCATTAACGCATTCGGTGCTTCTGCATTTATCGAAGTCCCTGCTCTGTGCTCAATGGATACAGGAAGCCTGATCGACCTCATTGATGATTCTGTTCAGAATTCCGAAGCGTTCCAGAACGTTAAAGGCGGGGTTGATACAAACCTTGAAGGCATAATGGAAAATGCCCTCGCCAATCACGGCACAGTTCAGCGTCAGTTTGAGCAGTACGGCGAAGTCAAAGCCGAAGTCATGACGGTGACCACCACGGTTGCAAATCTGGATGGTGCATTCGCCGACCTTTCCACTTACGTTCAGGCATCAATCGGACCAGAAGGCAGTCTTACTGCTGCGGTTAATCAGAAACTGACCGCCGAAGTAAATATCGATGGAACGGCAAAAGCCTCTTATGTCACTAATCTCGGCATTGTCAGGAATGGAGTGAAATACAACACTGGTTTCGGTATGTCTATCGAGCCTTCAGGCAGCACATATAAATCCACAGTGGTTTTTGCTGCTGATCAGTTCGGCATTTATTCTGGTAGCGATCCGGGAAATTACACCGCCGCCTTCTTTGTCTATAACGGACAGGTATTTATCCGCGATGCGCTTATTCAGGATGGCAGTATTACCAATGCCAAAATTGGCAACTATATCCGGTCCACATCTTTCGTTTCAGGACCTTATGGGGCTGGGTGGAATATTGACAAAAACGGGAACTGTGAATTTCACGGGCAGTTTTATGCGACCAGCGGCCAGTTTGCATTTAACGGAGTGAATAATACGGTCGTTATTAACGGCAATGGAATTACTGTCAATCTGCCTGGCGGTGGGCGTGTTGTTGTTGGTAACTGGTAGGTGAATTATGCCGGAAGGTATTCTGATTGATTATAACGATGGTCGCCCGGTGATGGCGATTACGGCGGGGCTTCGTGCCCCGTCGTTTTGCACTAACTTTTCCGGACGCGGAACGGCGGGTAATCAAATGGCACTAAGCACCCCGCTAACGGCAGGGTCGCAGGTGATTGTCGTTCCAACGAAGCCGGTCGAAGTACAGGAAATCGTCGATAACCAGGTGTTACTTCATATCCCCGTATCGATGGCGTCAGTTGCACGAAATGGAAATAGTGGAGTAATCATCAACGGCGGAGCTCAGTTTGGCTACAACCTGACTCCGCAGGACTGGCGCGGTACGGTTCTTGAGATATTGCCGGCAGGAACTTATAACACAGGCCTGCTGGTGGCTGACTCTACCGATTTCACCGCTATATCGAACAACGCAAAATTAATGACATGCGCGTGGGTTGGGCAGTGGGTTGTGAATGGGTCCGGCGCCCTTCCTGTTAGCGGGATACCCTTCGCCCGCTGGGATAATGGCGGTGTATCTGTAGGATTCGACGGCACCAATATTATTGTGCGGGATACGAATTACACAGGGTCTGATGACGTCACAGGAAGCGTTACATTAGACCTGGTCATATTCAATAATACGGTCCCGGTTGGGGGACCTGGTATCACCATGACCAACTCAGCGGGGCAGGTGACATTTTCCACACTCAAGCGACCGTTTATTTACGAACGCCTTCTTACCGTATCCGACAGTAACCAGTACGTAGGAACCAGCTTTACGCAATTATGTTTCGTCGGGTCAAACAGCCGCAAGATTGGTGACTACGATAACGTGCGCTTTAAGGGGATGATTCGGTCCGGGAATAATATCCGCGCAGGGCTTAGTCGGGTTGTTGGTAATTATTACAACCAGGGGTTTAACAATAATTTTAACCAGAACATCGCAATGCCGATCCTTGTCCTTCCCCCCATGTATTGAGGAAATAATATGTCAGCAGGAACATTAACCCTTACCAATAACGATCGCTATGTTATTGGCGACGGGACGTCATTTTTGTCTGAAACAAATCCTGGCGACTTTATTGTCTCAGTGGTGGGTGGAGTAACTTATACGTTATCAGTAGAAAGCATTGATGATAACTCAGGCCTTTCTCTTGTCAGTCCATACTCTGGACCAACGCAAAGCGGGCTTGCCTGGTATGCAGTTCCACGACAGGCAATGAATCTTGTGACCGCTGCTCTGGTGGCTCAGAGCGCTGAGGCGCTGCGAGGTCTGAACTATGACAAGCAGAACTGGCAGCAGGTATTCAGCGGGACCGGCACGATAACAGTTAAACTCCCGGATGGGACAACTTTCACCGGGCCTGCGTGGAGCAGCTTCACCACTGCGCTTAGTAACAAGGCAGGCAAAGGTGAAAACAGTGACATCACCAGCCTTTCAGGGCTTACCACTGCACTATCTGTAGATCAGGGAGGAACAGGGGCTAAAACATCAGCAGGTGCCCGGGATGCGCTTGAGTTGGGAGACAGCGCAACAAGAGATGTTGGCGCTACTACCGGAACGGTGTGCGCTGGCGACGATGCAAGACTTGGAACTATTAACAATAAAAGCGGAGGGACTGTTAACGGGTCTGTATTAGCCCCGGCAGGGAATGAAATTGGATTAAAAGACTCCACAGACATCAATGGAATCAAACTATGGAACAATGGTGGGAATATAGGCGCAGGCTTTTTTACGAGTTACCTTCAGGCCAAATGGTACAATGGAGGTTTTACTCTTGGCCCTGTGCGCGGTGCCTCAACAGATTTGCAAAACGTACAACTTTATGTCTCATCGAATGGTGCAGGAAACTCCTTTAATTTTTATCCTGATGGCCGTGCTGTAGGTAACTGGCAACCTGTATCAGAAATCAGGGTGAAAAGCCTGTTAGAGACAATTCCTGAACCACTCGTGGTGATGGAAAGCATGCGTGGATATTCCTGGTTTTATGAAAACACGCAAACACAAGGGTTCGGCTTTGTGGCTAGTGAAGCCAGGAAATATTTTCCCGGTGCGATAAAAAAAACCAACATGACTGTTGAACTGCCTGACGGAAAAGAAGTTGAAAATGTCGAATCAGTGGATACTTACGGCATCGCAGCGGCACTTCACCATGAAGCGATTCTGGCGATGATGGACCAGATTGAAGAACTTAAAGCGGAGATCAAAAAGCTGAAAGGCGAGTAAAAGAAGGGGGCCGGTAGGCCCCTTTGCCATACGAAATCTATCTCCAGTTTTGTTTTCCCTGCCTTACGGCTTCCATAATGGCCGCTCCTGTATGCTCATATTCAGGAAGCGAGAGGACATGCCAATTTTTGCGCAGATATGCCAGGAGGCAGCAACGCTCGCCTACCGTACCTTTGACGGCAAAATTACGCATATTGTCCGGTGGAACAGGGAGGCGATCACCGGGTTTAGGGAAATAGATTCTGATCCCCGATATGATCAAGCTGTCCATAGTTCACTCGCTCACCAGCCACATATCAGCCTCTTCAAACATTTCCTGAACAGTACGGCTTATCTGTTCCTTCTCATGCTTGCTGGCGTCAGTGTTGATCGCCGGCAGTGTCATCATCGGTTTAACCCGAACATCAGCATCGGGGAAGATCCGGTGAACCCTCTTAGTCAATTCTCCCAGAATGATATCTTTTGCTCCGGGCAAACCATCAAAATTCCTTTTGTCATAAACGAGTTCCACGAACATTGCTTGTAGCCTCTTTACTGGATAGATATACAGTATTTATACTGTGTTTTTATCCGGTATTCAAGAGAGGTTAATTGATGCCACGACGCAGCGATATTGAAATGGCCTGGCATGCTTCGATACAGCAAGAACCTAATGGCCGGAAGACCGTCACCACACAGCGGTTTGTCCAGGAACTGAGCAAGGTTAACTGGAACTGGACGATGAAGCAGGCTAACGAATGGATTGAGTGGTATGTGACAACATTCCGCGATGTATCAACGCAGGAAGGGGAGAACCGTACCTTTCAGCTGTTCAATCCGAACGGAGGGCTATGACATGGGCTTTCCATCACCGGCTGCTGATTACGTAGAGCGAAGTATGTCACTTGACGAAAAATTTATTGAACATCCAGCATCCACATACTTCATGAGGGCAGGGCAAACATACTGGCGAGAAGGTATTTTGAACGGTGCCTTGCTGGTCGTGGATAGCTCACAAACACCATGTGATGGCTCTCTTCTCGTTTGCAGGATAGATGATGAGTTAAGGATAAAGCGTTACCGTATTCACCCAAAACCTCATCTGGTGAATCTGGAGAACGGCAAGCGTGAAGAGATACCTGGGCAAACAGGCGACTACAATGTGTCATCGCCGGTATTCGGGGTGATAACGTACATCATCAACGATGCGCGTTCAGGTGAGTTCGACGACTGCCCGGTGATGTAACAAAGTCAGCACAAAGCAAAAATCACTAATAATGTGAACGCTGTTTTGTGATGGCTTTCGTGGATCAAATGCGATCCCGAAAATTTCCCGAACGTGACTCGAAATACATGATAAGTGTTTGTTCTTGAATGATTGTAATGGTAAGCATTGAAATGTATGTTTTGTGGGTTTTTTGAAGCTAACATACTGTAACGTAAAAGATAATTCAGGTTGAGCCATAAACAGGAATCGTATTCGGTCTCTTTTTATCTGTATGTTTTATATAGTGTTTTTGCG